GCTTTTGCGGACTGGTGCCACCAGCCTCACTCACTGGTTGAACGGAACGTAGCGGGCGACCAGGGCTCTGTTGATCGCCCTTATCCCGAAAAAAGTCCCGAGTGAGCCTGCAACGCTGCCAATCATGTTGCCCCATAGGGCAGCTTTGACTGGGTGAAGGGACGCAGCCCCATTGGCCAATGCAGAGAGCAGGCTGGGACTGTGAGCAGCAGGAGCAGATGAAGCATATGCAGCAACTGTGTCAGCGCCGGCAACCACCTCCAAGTTCCAGACGACCTGGAGGTAGCCGACAGTGGTCGATGCAGAGCAACCCTTGAGCATAACGGACAGAATGCTCCAGTCGGAGGATGACGCGTCACCCACGACGACAAACGTTCTCGCAGCCGGGCCCAGCGGCGTGAGAGCCGCGCGGAACCCCTCGGCAGGTTTGAACATGAGTCCGTCGTAGAAGTCGTCTTGGTTGACGGGGGTCGCAGTGTTGATGACGTACCCCATGCCCTTCGCGGTGTCCACAGCTTCCGTAGAGATGAACTCAACTCCGACAGAAACGATGCGATACATCCTCTCGTCAGCAAGAGCCGTTGTGGCCTTGGAGTCGGAGGCTGCTCCCCACGTGAGTGGGGTCGCAAGCGGAGTGTTCGCAGGGCGGCGGAAATCCGTGAGGGAACCAAAGATCTGTTGAATGGCGTCACCATTGGCGTCAGTGTTGATGGTGACGCGATCCTTGATGCGGAGGGCGAGGGTGGCCTGGGCGGCGCCGTCTGGGAACTTGTCAGGCGTGCCAGGACTAAAAGGGTCAAGAATGCGAGCGGCAAGACGATGAGCACTAGCGTGCCCATTGCTACCTCTGGATCGACGAGTGCGAGCCATAGATGTTGAATCTATGCGGGAGACCAACCCCGATCCTTTTCATCACAAGCGCACATCGTTGAGCAGGTCTCCAACCCCTGCTCCACGCACCTCACCAAGGTCAATCGTCGGGAATGACGAGATCCAGTCGCGTACCTCTTCGACTGTAGCAACGCGTTGTGCGCACCACTCATCGAGGCCTGTCAGGCTTAGGTCCGCCAGTTGCAGGTAATCACCGGCCCACTCTCCGCCACTGTTCGGGTATGTGGAACCGTCACCGTTTTCACGATGGTCAGGTCCCACACGCACAGCGTCCTGCATGACAGAGAAGTGTGGGGTGATGTTTGCCACTAGCGCCTCACAGATAGGCCCAATGATAGGTGTGTGCGCATCGTCCACTAGGAACGACGTCGCTTTGGTGAGGAGGATTTCAAGAGGGTCACGCTCGTTGAGAGCTGTGAAGGTGATGTTGAACTTTGGGAGGCACCGGTTGAGATCGCAAACCGTGTCAGGGTCTCCGCGCCAGGAGCTGGGCCCGTAGAGTCGTCCAAGGAAGCTCACGACTCTGCCGCGCTCCACAGCCCTAGCCTTGATCTGGAGACCGAGCATGCGTGCCGCCCACTCAATGTCCTTGACAGGGATATCGCCGATCACCCCATCATCACCACCAAAAATCCCACGTTCCTCCAGCATTGTCCATGCCTCCTCTGCACTCACATATCTCCCATCACTCCGCACGTGCCGCCAAGCAATGTAGGCAGCGAATGCGTTGCTGCAGGTGTTGAAAAGGGACGTGCCGGGCCAGCCTGACATGATAGCCCACCCGAAGTTGAAGCCAACTCCAAAGCGGGTCTTGCCATTTTGGCCGGTGACAGTCCCCAGCAGCCGTACAGCGGTTGTGTGGTACTTGGGGTGCAGGGCTCGCAGAACGATGGCTCTCTCCAATTCACGCAGTGCCTGGCCGACACTACCGTCAAAGCGGGAGTAGTCAGTCTCAATGGCATGCTCGCTCGAGGTGAGGACCTCGGCAACCCGGCTTGCCGTGCTGGAAGGGGCACGCGAAAATGCGTACCACCGCTGTTTCTTGACATGCTCCACAATGGGGTGGATGAAGGACGCAAGGCCAAGTTTTTGCGGTCCAGTAACAGGCGAAATGATGCGTGGGTCAGTGACTTTGGGGTACGCCTCACGTTTTTGGAACGTGCGAACGGCGTCAGTCAGCATCTCTGTCCAGGCTGACCACTTGGCCAGCTCCTGCTTCTGGGTGGGTCGCTTCCAGGTTTCAGCGATCACGGACGGGTCTGCGGGGTGAAGAGTGTGAGCCATCTCCTCTGGGATCAGCAGATTAACAAACTCCTCAATCATGTTCAGCACATGGGTGGACGGGGGTGCTGTGTTCCGCACCTTTTTGATCCTACCCTCAATTGCAGCCTTATCATTCTGACGATTGTCAGCAGCTACAATGGGGCCTGGCGTTGCCAGTGGGGGCATCATCACCGTCCCGGTGTCAGCCGGGGCTTCCTGAGTGCTGCCTTTAGTGAACATGGTCACAGGCGGCACAGGGGCCATGGGCGTGCGAACGCTCGCCTTGACGTCAGGGTCATCCAGGATGGCAGAGATCAGCTGGGGGGCCGACTCCTTGGGGTTAGGAGTCTTATTGGCTTCCAGGACTGTCTCCACTGCTCCAATGTTGGGGCTCGCCTTGCTCAGGTGAATGCGCTCACAAACCTGCGAGTACACACCGATGGGAAGAGTGGCAGAACAATAAGACCCAACACGACTGACACTGATGTGCGCCTCCCTGTGATTGAACACACGAAGACGCGCCCAATCGCGGACGAC